ACAAACGTGAGGCCGTACAAATGTATCACGGTGGTATGCCTTGTGGTTGCGGGGCTGGAAGTGAAGAAGAGTGCGGTTGCGGAGCTATGGATGGTCTAATGGGCTATGATGAAGTGAGTGGCAATCCTATTCCTTTAGGCTCTAGTCCTGAAAACGTGCGTGATGATATTGACGCTAAGATCAGTACAGATGAGTTTGTTTTACCCGCACACGTAGTAAAATGGCACGGCATTAAGCACATCATGACAATGTATGATGAAGCTGAAATGGGTCTGATGGCTATGAAGATGGATGGTTTAATTCAACATGCTGAAGAAGCTCCTGTTGAAGAAGAGGTAATCGATGAGCCTGAAGAGGACGTTGATGTAGAGGTCGCTGCCGTAGAGGTGGACGATAAAATGGATGAGACTGAGGATACAGAAAAGTTACTCCCAAAGACATCCGCATTACCCGGAATGGTGAAGAAACAAAAAATCGCCTTCCTTTATTGATTTGGATACCCGACTAGTCGGACCCAGAGAGGAAAACATGGAAAAAAAACAGAAATACACCCGCGCTCCAGAAGCAGAAGATAATCTAACCTACAGCCAAGAGCTTATGCAAAATCAACAAGCCCCCGCTGAACAGTTAGATGCCGAAGAGGAGAGCTATAAAAAACGATATCAGGATATACAACGACATATCCAAACTATTCGTGATCAGAAGGATAAAGAAGTAGCAGAGGTAAAAGCACAGCTAGATACTGCTACACGAAAACAGATTAGGTTTCCTAAAACAGATGAAGAAATTGAGCAGTGGTCTAAGAAATATCCTGATGTAGCTCAAATTGTTGATACTATTGCGCGTAAACGGGCAAACGAAGTATTAGCAGAAGGCGAAAAGCGTCTGGTACAAGTCGAGAAGTTTGAAAAGAACTTGCATCGGCAGAGTGCAGAACAAGAACTTATGAAGATACACCCAGATTTTGCCCAAATACGGCAAGACCCAAGGTTTCATGAGTGGGTGTCTATGCAGCCATTAGCATTACAAGATAGCGTCTATAAGAACAATACAGATGCTAAATGGGCTTCACGCACCATTGACTTGTATAAGGCTGATACAAAGCGTTCAGGTAAGTCTAATACAGCCGCACAATCTGTAGGTCGAACCTCATCGTCTGCCCCAGCCACTCGTAGCAAAGCACAGTTCTCAGAGAGCATGGTTGATGCCATGTCTGATCGTGAGTACGAAGCCAATGAGGAAGCCATCAATGCGGCTATCCAATCCGGTAACTTTGCCTACGACATGACAGGTGCTGCACGATAAAATAAATCGGAGGGTACAGTTGACAGAAATAACACTTAGCTGTATCCTTCGGATGCGCCCGATAGGGTGCATATAGTAACAATTAACTATTGCAGTATATAAACTATTATGTTATAATGATCTATATACTATGAGAGTAAGGGCCACTAAAGAAGTGTACCCCAAACTCCACCCTTCCAGATAATACGACTAGAAGTACACCAGTACCATTAGACCCGTTTCTTAACGACACTCTAATAAACTGACACGGCTGTTTAATTGTCTGATCTAGCTGCTTCTATTTATAGAAGTGTATACATAGCCATTTCATTCAAGGAGCATCCAAAATGGCATTCCCAAAGGCATCGGGTTATACTAACCTAAACTCAGGCGGCTTCTCGCCCGTCATCTACAGTAAAAAAGTACAAAAAGCGTTTCGCAAGGCATCAGTAGTTGACGCCGTAACTAACACCGACTATAGTGGTGACATTGCCAACTTCGGTGACTCTGTTAAAATTATTAAAGAGCCAGATATCACTATCACGAATTATGAACGTGGTACAGCTCTTTCAACACAAGATTTGACAGATGCCGATTTTACTATGGTAGTAGATCAAGCAAACTACTTCCAGTTCGCAATCGATGATATCGAGGAGGCTCATTCACATGTGTCGTTTTCCGATTTAGCAAGTGACCGTGCTGGCTACAAGTTGCGTGATAGCTTTGACGCTGAAGTACTTGGCTACCTATCTGGTTGGAAGACACCAAGCGCATGGGAGCGGCGTTCAGCATCTGGTGATGTAAACGGTACTAAAGCTGACTCAAATGCTGGTAATGACGAATTGCTTGCAGCGAATAAGCTCGACATCACAGACTTCGGTGGAAGTGATCTTGGCGTAGCTGGCGAAGTAACATCTATTCCAATCGCTGTTGGCGGTGGTGCTGGTGGTATCACTTCTCCATTGGCAATCTTGAACCGTATCGCACGGCAGATGGATCAAGCTAACGTAGACACAGACGGACGGTGGCTGGTCATTGACCCAGTATTTGCTGAAGTCTTGATGGACGAGTCTAGTAAATTGATCAATGCCGACTTCGGTGGCGGTGATGAAATGCGTAACGGTAAACTACCGGGAACAATTCGTGGCTTCTCTATCTACAAGTCAAACAATCTTCCATACGAAGGTACAGGCGCTGGCGTTGCACTTTCAACTGGCTCCGAGACTAACTTTGGAGTTCTGGTTGCTGGTCATGCTTCTGCGGTTGCTACTGCGGAACAGATTGCTAAAACAGAGACTTTCCGTAGTCAAACAACCTTCGCGGATGTTGTGCGCGGAATGCAGCTATATGGGCGCAAAATCTTGCGTCCAGAAGCATTGTTCACAGCGAACTACAACTTAGCATAAAGCTACAGAAGGGGCTGGTCAAGCACTGGCCCCTTACTTTCTTACTAAAAGTAATGCACTTTTTATAAGGTAATGAAATGCCCACAAGCTACATTGACCTATGTAATCAAACACTAAGGCGTCTTAACGAAGTTGAGATTGCTGAAGCCGACTTCGGGTCGGTTCGTGGCGTTCAGGCACTTGTAAAAGATTCGGTTAAAGCAGCCGTAGCAAAAATCAATCAAGCAGAATTTGGCTGGCCTTTCAATGCTGCCGAAGAGACTGATACTTTAGTAGCAGGTCAGACCGAATATACATGGCCTCAATACTTTAAGGTGGTTGATTGGAATAGCTTTCAAATCCAAAAGAATGACACACTAGGTACGGGTTTTAAAACTCTTAAGGTAATAGATACAGACGAATGGTACTCCCGACATCGGGATGAAGACTATTCGGCAGGTAATCTAGGCAGGGGTATCCCTGAGTTTGTATTTGCAGGTCATGGTAATGGGTACGGTATAACCCCATCCCCAGACAAAGCGTATACTATAAAGTTTCGTTACTTTATGAACTACTCTGATATTACTAATGCTACAGATGTTACCCGCATTCCTGAGAGCTTTGATACTATACTAATAGATGGCGCTCTATATCATCTCTACATGTTTAAAGACAACATAGAAGCTGCTCAAGGTGCTTTTATGGCCTTTGAGAAGGGGATCAAAGACCTTCAGACGCTCTATATAAACAATCAAGTTTATATACGAGATACACGGATTAGATATTAATGCCAGATCAGATTACGTCTTATAAGCTGATCAGTAGTGGCGGTCTAAACAGTAATGAAAATCACTTAGACTTATCGGACAATGCTCCCGGTTCTGCCACTAGATTAGTTAACTATGAACCTAGCCTCTTCGGGGGCTATAGGCGTATTGAGGGGTATGGTGAATATGATAGCGACTACGGTGAAGTAACTGTAGCGGGGCAGTCTACAGGCCAAGGCAAAGTACTTGGTCTTGCCATATTCAAAGACGATGTAACAAACTCCACTAAGATTATTGCTGCACGGCAAGACGCTGGTGGGAGTAACTACAGCTTTTATCACTACACTCCATATATTGGGTGGCGTAAGTATACCCTAGATTACTCAGTAACTAGACCTATGACACTTAACGGACGTACCGTTAGTAAGTTACGTCATGTGTCTTTTAACTTTGGCGCAGGTAACAAGATTGTATTTGTAGACGGTGTGAACCCAGCCATTGTTTTTGATGGCACTAATTGGGAAGAACTAAAATCTACTAACTCTGGTGGATTTACCGCTGGCGGTATAAATACAGGTGGTGGGCCGCAGTGTATTAACGCACCTTCTTTGGTAGACGTATTTCAAAATACTTTATTTCTAGCAGGGGACACTGCATTCGGTGCTACACTAGCCCACTCAGCCCCTACGACTACAACAGATACTGATGGATTTTATGATTTCACAAGTGGTGCGGGTGCAGGGCAAATAGCCGTTGGATTTGATATAATACAAATCAAACCGTTCCGCGATGACTTATTTGTATTTGGTACAAATGGCATCAAGAAAATTACTTTAGATGCTGCCAATAATTTTGTTACTGATCAGGTTACTGCTAATGTAGGTTGCGTTGCTAGAGACAGCGTACTGGAAATTGGCGGTGATCTTATGTTCCTAAGCCCTGATGGTTTCAGACCTGTTGCAGGTACAAGCCGTATCGGGGATGTTGAACTAGAAACAGTATCTAAACCAATACAGGCTACACTTGTAGATATTATTGCCAACGAAGATATGGATACGCTGAATGGCGTTGTTATCAGATCAAAGTCTCAGATCAGATATTTTATTGGTGACGATAGTATATCAGCCTCTGATAGTATTGGTATTATTGGCGGTCTTACAAACAGCACAGGTGCAATATCTTGGGAGTTTGGTGAATTACTGGGTATACGAGCCTCATGCACAACAAGTGGTTATGTAGGCACTACTGAGAATATTCTACACGGGGATTATGACGGTAGGGTGTACAAACAAGAATTTGGTACAAGTTTCAATGGCGGTGATATTATATCTATCTACGCAACACCTTACTTAGATTTTGGTGAAACTGAACAACGTAAGACAATGCGTAAGATAAATACGTTCATTAGGGCCGAAGGTCCACTTGAGATGCTTTTAAGCATGACGTATGATTGGGGTGATGGCGCTACATCAACTCCCGCTACTTACTCACAAGCCTCAACAGGCGCACCTACCAGATACGGCGGTAGGAATATTACTTATAATGCAACCAACGTACTATACGGGGGTTCATCAAAGCCAATAATGACCAGTGATATTCAAGGATCGGGTTTTTCGGCACAGGCAACTTTTGTAACGATAGGTCAGACAGAACCGTTCTCTATTCAGGGTATGGTCTTTGAATTTACCACGGCAGGGAGAAGATAACAGATGGCGGGTTATACACGACAGTCCACTGGTAGTATTATTAACGGTTCGCCAATTACAGCGCCACCGCTAAACTCAGAGTTTAACCAATTACAAGCTGCCTTTAGTGCTACTACAGGCCACTCTCACGATGGCTCAACTGGGAACTCCCCTAAGATTAACCTTGCTACGTCTGTAACTGGCTTTCTTCCATCCGCAAATGGCGGTATGGGTGGCAAGAATAAAATGGACGCCACAACAACTCCTGTGGTGACAAATGATAATACTGAGGGCTATGCACCGGGGTCTATGTGGGAAGACACAACTACCGGACGTATATACATCTGTGTAGGGAGTTCTACCGGAGCGGCTGTCTGGCGGGAACTATTACAAGTACAGAACGGTAATGCTGTACTACCCGTGGCAACAGATACTGTAGACTTAGGCTCTAACTCGGTACGTTTCCAAGACCTTTTCTTGAGTGCTGGTATTGCCGCCGCAGGTAATGCTACTATTGGCGGTACGCTAAATATATCAGGAGCAACGTCTCTTGGCTCTACGCTGGGCGTAACTGGTGATACTACGCTGGTTAACCTATCCGCCACTGGTACAACCACAATTACATCGATTGACCTAAACTCTGGGGCTATTGATAGTACTTCTATTGGTACTACTACTCCAGCCGCAGGTACTTTCACCACTCTTAATGCTAATACTAGCCTTGTAGCTGCTACAGCCGACATTAACGGTGGTACGGTTGATGGGGCCACTATTGGTGCATCTACTCCAAGCACAGGATCGTTCACTGATCTAGATGCATCTGGTACTGCAACACTTGCGACAGTAGACATCAATGCAGGTGCTATTGATGGCACTGTTATTGGTGCTTCTAGCCATACCACTGGTAAGTTTACCACTCTGCAATCTACAGGTCAGGCCACCCTTGCTACAGTTAATATTGATGGCGGTACTATTGACGGTGCTACTGTTGGTGCAACAACAGCATCCAGCGGTGCGTTCACTACGTTAACAGCCTCTGGTGGAATTACTGGCGCACTGACAGGTAACGTGACTGGTAATGTCACAGGAAACGTAACAGGTGCAGTAACTGGTAATGTTACAGGTAACCTCACAGGTAACGTAACCTCTGCAGGTACATCCACATTCAACAACGTGACCATTGATGGTACACTAAACATGAATGCAGGTACAACTGCTACTATCACTAACCTTACCTCACCTACCAATACAAATGATGCAGCTACTAAGGGCTATGTAGACACACAGGTATCTAACCTTGTAGACTCAGCACCGGGTACACTTGATACTCTTAACGAACTTGCTGCAGCTTTGGGTGATGACCCTGACTTTGCTACTACAGTAACTACCAGCATTGCCACTAAACTACCTCTTGCTGGTGGTACAATGACTGGTGCTATTGCCATGTCCACTAATAAGATCACTGGTGCAGGTGATCCTACAGCGGCACAAGACGTAGCAACTAAAGCTTATGTAGATACACAAGATGGTCTGCAGGTTACTAAGTCTGGTGATACTATGTCCGGTAACCTTGCAATGGGTTCCAACAACATTACTGGATTGGCTACGCCGACTGCCAATGACCATGCAAGTAATAAATCCTATGTTGATGGTATCCTTGGGAGTGCCACTGCCGCCAGTGCAAGTGCCGCTGCAGCAGCTACATCTGAAAGCAATGCAGCAACAAGCGAAACTAATGCCAGTAACTCAGCTAGTGCTGCTGCTACCAGTGAAGCTAATGCCGCTGCATCATATGATGACTTTGATGACCGTTACCTTGGTGCTAAGTCCACTGCTCCTACAGTAGATAATGACGGTGATGCACTTATTGTAGGTGCTTTGTATTTTAACAGCACTACTAACATTATGAACGTATATGGTTCTGGTGGATGGCAGTCTGCTGGCTCTGCTGTCAATGGTACATCTGATCGTAACACTTACACTGCCACTGCAGGTCAGACAGTCTTTGCTGCTACCTACGATACTGGTTATGTAGATGTATATCTCAATGGTGTTAAGCTTATCTCTGGTACAGACTTTACTGCTACGAATGGTACAAGCATTACTCTTGCTTCAGGTGCTACACTTAACGATGTAGTAGACATTGTAGCTTACGGTACATTCGTACTTGCAGATCACTATACCAAACTACAGTCAGACGCACGTTATGTTGAAGTAGCTGGCGATACTATGACTGGTGGACTCAATATTACAAGCGGTAACTTGGGGATTGGTACGAGTTCACCTAGTTCATTGATACATGCGTCTGGTGCAGCAGCGTCTGGTGGCGCTGTAGAAATACGATTAGAGGATACAGCTGCATCGTCCAACTCCCGCCTAATGCGTACAGGTAGTGCATATTCTTATGCTGGTGTCGGCGCAAATGAGACGTGGCTTTATCATGCTGGTGCGGGAACAATTAACATTGGGCCTGATGGTGCAGGTACAGTTAAAATCGTTAATAACGGCTCAGAACGCCTCCGGATCGACAGCAGCGGTAATGTCGGGATTGGGGTATCAGACCCGTCTACTTGGTCTTTAGGCAAGGCATTGCACATTGGTGTTAAAGAAAACAACTTGTGGGGTGAAGCTGATTACGCTTTTCACATGAACCAAAACGCTTACTATAATAGCGGTTGGAAGTATACACATACAGATCAGGCCACACGATATAGTCAAGAAGATGGGCAACATATTTGGCATTATGCTGCATCTGGAACC